ACCGACCACACCCCCAGATAAACCAGCGACCTATAGCCCATCCACTTACTAGTTTTTCTATTTACCTGGTCTCCCTGGTCAGAAGAGAGATAAGTAAAGGAAATACAAGCACTTAACCTAGACCACCTCACGTGGTCAGACGTGGTCAGACGTGGTCACCCCCCCTGCCATATTTCCTCAAAATCGCCACCACGTCCGTATAACCGGGTCCAATAACGCGCCCGATAACACCAAAATCCGCCCACCGATAACTACCTATTCGGACCTTACGGCCAGACCTTTGACCCCCCTAATCCTCTCCTCGCCCAAACGGGCCCTTGTAAGCTTCCACGCACCCTCTTCCACCACCCTGTGGATCAACTGGGCCTGACTCAGATCCTCCCTATACCCCACCTTCACCTTCCACGTCTTCCACAGGCCCCAAATATTGGTCGTACTGACAAACCCACTGGCATTCTCCACAAAGTGGGCCTCCAAAAAGTCATGGACTGGGTTGTTCAGCGACTGGAATCGGCCCACAACCTCCTCCGCAAGGGTCGGCACCGGCCAAAGAGCGCTGGAATCCACCTCCTCAAGCAGCTCCTTAGCCCCCCGCATCACCCAAGCAGCGATCCCGGCGGTCTCCTGAGCCAACTTTTCGCCCAGTTGCAGGTCTTCCTTGCCCAGAAAGCTGTTGGCAAAGGGCAGAACCAGCATCTTGCTGGCCAAACCCTGCCCCCTATTGGGCAACTTGGGGATCTCATTGCTCTGAACCACCAAGAACCCGGGCAACACCACGTCCCGGATGGGCTCCATGTACTTCCGGTCAATGCTTACAGGATCCCCACCCACGATGTTTTTCAGTGACGCAACCGCCAATTCACTTTCCCTGCTGTTCAACGCCCCAAATTCACTTACGCTCAGCACCCTAGCCGCCTCCGCACCCCACAACCCGAACTGGCTGGCCAACTGGCCCATGCTCAGGCCCCTGAACCCATCCCCGATCAGGTTCTTCACGACCCGCATGATGGTTCCCTTGCCACCCCTCACTCGGCCCTGCATCAGCAGCCATCGCTGCCACTTCCTACCAGGCATCAGCATCGCCCCCATGGCCCTCTGCAGCAACTTTACCCACTTCTCATCCCCGCCACTCCACTGCTCCAAGCATGCCATCCACGTCGGACAGCCCGCTCCGGGATCCCACGCACACCCCACCACCACGGGCTCAAAGAGGAGCTCATCTCGCTGCATCGTCGCCCCCGTCAACGCATCCACCACGACATCCTCAAAGGCCACGCACCGCTCCAACTCCGGAGTCTGATCCACAGGCCCCAGCCACGCAGGCGCATAGCTCTGCTTCAGCCGCATGAGCGCCCTCAACGCTGCCTGCACATTGCTCACAGTCTGAGCCGTAGGTCCCAACCTTCTGACCACCACGCCCGTAGCCGTCGGCGTCTGCACATGGGCATCCTCCATGGCCAACCACAGCGCCTCCTCCAACCACCTCTCATCTCTCCTCACCCACTTGCCCGCATACCACTCCCACGGCTCCCCCCTCCACTCCCACAAGCCCAACCGACCCTGCGGCGTGGTCCATCTGGCCCTCAGAATCGCTCGTGCAATTCCCATGGGTTCTGCGTTGTTCAATGGGTTCCGTTGCGTCAGCACTTTCATCGCGTATCCTTCCTGTTGTTCAGCCCCCTAAGGAGCCCACATGTCTACATTCAATACGTCGTCGAACAACCCCTACGAAAATGAGGCTCGCCGACTGTTCGGCTTCGCTCCCGGTTCGTCTTATCAACTTGGATCTACTCGGCCCGATCTTCTGGCTTTTATGCAGTCGCTGTCAGCTGGAAATCGGGCTTCAAATGTGGGCTCCACTGCAAGCAGTGGAACGACTCCATCATACCAACCTCTCGTTGACTCGAAAACACCAGGCCCCGGAACTTCTGGTGGAACCGGAACGACCGCAAAGATTCGACGGGTCAGCCCCAACGACGTCAACGCAGCAAACTCGATGAGCGGCCTCATTGCCCTCATGGGCGATGCAGACATGATGGACAACGGACCCTACAAGCGGTCCATCCAATCCCACATCATGGACCGCATGCGTCTCCTCCGTAGGGATGAGTCGGATGCCCGCCGAAGGGAAGACAATCAGCGGCGATCCCAGATGCGCATGGAGGCAGCCAAGGGTCGAGAACACCAGCAGTGGATTCGCTTCATGGAGGAGCTCCGACCCGGTGCAACTTCCCGAAGCGACCTGAGCATGGGTGCCTTCGAAAATTTCATGAACTCACCTGATCGTCACACCTTCCAGCAGTGGAAGGCTTCCAAGGACATCAAGGCCTCAGCCACCCCCCAACCCGGCACGATGGATCCGCTTGCAACGGCTGAAGCCAGCAACCGGGCCCTTGCTTCCCAAGACCAGCCCTCGGAGTTTGACCTCTTTGAGGCCCGTCGCCTCGGCCTGCCCGAGCCCATTGCTGAAACCCCGATCAAGACCCCCGGGGCCCAAGCCCCGCAAGGCCGTGATCTGCCCCGCACGTCCACGCTTCGACCTGGCGGCCTGACTGCCGAGGAGGTTGAATCCGTGGGGGGCACCTACGACAAGGCTCGACTGGAGAACGCCTACCGCGGTGCTTTCAACCAGAGCATTGAGGGCCAGCAGTTCTCCGAATCCTTGGACACCCTGAACCGCTTGATGGACACCACGGGCATGCGGCCTGAATCGAAGACCTACCTGATGGGTGAGATTCGAGCCGGTCGCATCTCAGTGGCTGAAGCCATCCGCACCCTGCAGTCCCAGCGGCCCACGTCTCCAGAGGCTGTTCGCTCGGCCGTCAACGTCGGTCGTCAGCAGCAGGCTCGCACCATTGCCACGACCCGCGACGTCTCGGCTCTCGATGCCTACAAGGACGCTCTCCTTCGTGGCGACATCACTCCAGAGGAGTACCGGCAGCTGACCGCTGCCCAGGGATACTGATTGGCACCGAACCTGATGTACATCTCCTTCGGTGGGGGGATGCGCCTCGTGGGAGAGGACTACATCCTCCGCGAGCTATCCTCCCTCGGCCTTACCAAGAAGGGCCTTCGCCAACTCTTCCGCAAGCTTCACGTGCCAATGATCCACGCCCCGGGTGACCGGGTCCTCGTAGACCTCATTGCCTTCATGCTGGCAATGCGCACCATCTCCCGCCCCGGCGCACCCGACTTCTCGCTGCCCGGCTCTCAGCACCGACCCAAGACCCGCAACTCCGTCTCCCCCCAAGAGATCGTGGATGCCCTCCCCGACACCGTCGCACTCATGGAGCACGGCCGTCGGATGTTTGGCATAGTGAAACCCGGCACACTAAGATCTGCGGCGGGCGAGGTTGTTACCCGCCTCAAGGACACCCAAGCTCGCCTACGCCCCTGATGCCACGACCAGCACGCAAACCCCTGCCCAAGGCCAAGCCCCCCGTGTACGGGCCGTTTAAGGCATCCACCAAGAGCGTAGCCCCCACCCTTGCTCGGCTGCTCCCGGCTGACATGCAGCCTCGAGCCCGTGCCGTCAAGGGCACCATGCAGTTGAAGTTTGGTGGTGGCCCGTGGAAGTCGATTGCCGAACACGTGCAGGAAGCTTCCCTGCCCCCCAAGGTTCTTCAAGTCCTCGGCAACATCCAAACCAAAGTCGAGAACCCCCTCCTTTCCCTGTTCCCCGTCGAAGGCCGCCTTGCCACCTTTGAGCAGGCCCGTGCACTCGCCGAGGCGAAGCGAATGGTCGACACCGGTTCTGGTCACTTCGCTCCCTCCACCAAGAAGTTCAAGGCCCCTGCGGAGCGACGCAAGACCCCCATCACTACCGAGGAGCGATACCTCCGAGACGTGGGGGGATCCATGCAGGAGCCTTCAAAGATCGAGAAGCTGACTGACCCCAAGATCAGCAAGTACGTCACATCCGGAAGCCGCATCATCGAGGGCAGTTCCACAACCCGCCCACAAGCCTCCGTCCGTTCCATCAAGAAGCTCTTTGAGCAGATTGAGAAGGACGTTCAAGCCAACCGCATCTCAAGGGATGTAGGTGACGCCATTCGCAACCGCGTGATCGAATCCCTTATGCAGAGTGGAGCCGGAGAAGCCTTGCTTCCCGCACTGGCCCGTTCCTCGGGTACCGGCGGCAAGCTCATGGCCCAAACCCGCACGGGCAAGCTGATTCGCCAATCCAAGCCTATTACGGAGCCCGACGCATCAGCCCGAGTCCTTGACGCCATCGACCGAGCCGCTGAACGTGAAGGCCTTGCCCTGCGTGGCGAGTCCCAAGACACCCGCCTTCTCCCCGGCCCGGCCGACATTGATCCCCGCCGCAACCCCAATATGCAATCTGCCCTGATGACCCTTCGGGGTAGGGGCCAAACCCGTGCTGACCAGCGTATGAACCGGGCCCAGAGCAACGCCCTCATGGAGTTGTTCCGCCTGCTCAATCCCCGACAACTGAACGTCAGCCCCACTGCCCCCTCCTTTGGCATGAAGGGCACCTCCAGCGAGGTTGGCCGGATTGCCACTGCCGAGGAGTTGATGCGGGCTGCCAAGGAAATGGAACGGGTCCACGCACTTCAGGCTCGCCCAGCTGGCCGCCTGCTTGGTGCAGGATTGCGGCCCAAGCCCCCCGTCTCCGCCTCCACCGAGCCTACTCCAGAAGAAATCAAGGCCATGCTTGCTCGGGCCCGCACCACGAAGAAGCGCAACCTCCGAGTTGGCCGAAACCCCGCACCCGCAAAGGACTAATGCCTCCGGCATTGCCCGACCCCAACAAGCCACAGGACCCACTGACCTCGTTCTTTCAGAGCGACACCGTGGGGGGCGCACTCAAGGCGTCCGGCTTTGACGTTGCCGAGGAGATGGAAACCCTAATTCGTCACTTTCGTGACACGGACCCCAATGTATCCCTCCGTGCTCATGCTAGACTGCGCCACGTACTGAGAGAGGTTGCCCAAGCTTCTGGCCTGATCCAGCGCCAGAGTGCCGAAGCAATCGAGACGCACGAGGGCCGAAAGGTCAAGGTCTCCTTCGAGACCAACAAACTGGTAGCCCGCATCAATCAGGAAACAATCAATGGCATCGTCAACCAAGACCGCCCGGACTTCGCAAGCACCTACCTCCCCGCAGCCACAGATTCCCCCCACGCCGGAAGACCCGTTGGTGGTGGCGGCAGTGGAGCAGGTGGAAGCGATGGACGACATGCAGATGGCCCGGGCAGCGGGCCAGATCCTGTACGATCTGGCAATCCAAGACCCGACGATCACGGTGGCGACACCGGCGATGCTGGGGATGATCCTGAAGACGACACTGAGGAATGACAACGGCAAGCTCTTCCCCGAGTATCTGCCGCTGATTCGTCAATACCTCCAACACTCGCTTGTGGCCAAGGACCCACGCCTTGTGGCTGTTGCCATCTGCCGCATCGTGACCGTGCAGCTGTACGCTGCCGGAAAGCTTCAGAACAATGCAGATCCGACGGATCGAGCCGGGCTCGAGTAACCCGCTTTACCCGCTTCCGCCTGACTACGAGACGTTGACCGCCGAGGGCCAGAGATTGGCCCGGCTCAATGCGTGCAGGCAGTGGATGCTCATTGCCCCCGACCTCAAGACGCGGGCCATTGATTTCATTTCATCCATGCGGTTCTTTGAGGCCTACTACCTGTGGCCTGATCCAGAGACCGACTTCAACCCACTGTTCTTTGACGACAACCCGGTCCCCACACCCAAGGGCCACATCTCGATCTACAAGGAATGGGCTACCTCTCGATCATCTATTGCCGTCGCGCCTCGCGGCTACGCCAAGAGCAACTGCATCCGCAAGAGCATCCTTTTGCAGATGCTTACCCGCCCGGCCTTCTCCTTTATCTACGCCACGAGTTCGCACGACAACGCCCAACAGACCTCCCAGATCATCAAGAGTCAATTCACCGACAACTCGAGGATCTTCGACGATTTTTCACCTGACTTCCCCGACGGCCGCATCGTCCCCCGCCGAGGTGAATCCTCCTTCGGCCTTGAGATGATGTACCTGAAGAACGGCTCATGGCTCCGCGCCATCTCCGCCTCCTCCAAGCAGCGCGGTGGTCGCCCACGTTGCTACATCTTGGACGACCCCGAGTACGACCCCAAGGTTTCCACCTCGATGGCTGTGCTCCGCGACTACGTGGAGAACCTGCTCTTCAAGATCGTGATGCCCATGCTCACCCGACCCGACACTTCGGTGCGGTGGCTGGCCACCTTCGTGAGTCGCCGTCACTACGCATGGCACGCCATGCAGACCGAGGAAACCCCCTCAGGTCCCCGAGCTCGGGATCCCCGATTTGAATTCTGGTCCCGAATGCTTCTTGACTCGGAGTACGAAAAAGACGGAAAGGTCTACTCCTGCTGGCCCGAGATGTGGCCCCTCGGCCGTGCAGACAAACTTGCGAGACCAGAGCTTGCGAACCGACTTTCCCTTGAGGAAATCAAGGAACGAATCGGCAATAGTGTCTATCTGGCGGAGTATCGCGGACGTCCCGGTGAGAGCGGCGAGAACTTCTTCCCGCCCCTCATCCGTGAAGACCACGGGTGGTGGATTGAGGATCCGGATCCGTCCTTCGACACTGACCCAGTGACCTCTAATGCAAAGATCGCGTGGGGGGAGAAAACCGGTATCAAGGTACTCCCCATCCGGGACTTCCTGCTCAACTCGCTCACCTTCATGGCTGTCGATACGTCGTATACGCATGGTCCTGACTCGGACTATAAGGTAGCAGTTGTCATGGCAGTTACCAGTGACAACTGCCTCTTTGTGCTTGATATGTGGGCCGGTCAGGTCCCTGAGGACCAGCTGATCCGAAACGTCTTCCGACTGGCCGACAAATGGAAGGTCCCAACCATCCACCCCGAAGTCGTCCGCGAGTCCGTCAACCTGTACCAGCAGCTGGAAACCCTTGTCCGGCAGCGGGCTACGGAGATGACCGGCACCTCCCACCTCCCCAAGATCGTTCCCCTGCGGGTGGGCATGCTGAAGAAGGAATCCAAGATCTCCGGCCTCCTCTTCCGCTTCGAGCACAAGCTTCTGAAGCTTCCCCTCTGGAAGCGGATGGACCGGCCGTGGCGGGAACTCTTCGACCAGGTGGAGCAGTTCAACCCGGAGGCCCGTGACGGCGGCTTGGCCCACGACGACCACCTTGACGCGGTGGCCATGTCCTCCATGATCCTGAAGTTCCGCCTCCCCAAGCGATACGCGGAACCCGTGGGGGGACTTTCCCCCATGGAACGGCTCAAGTCCGGTCAACTCACGACGGACGGTATCCCCACCCTGTCCATGGTTGACTGGAACAAGATCTCCACGGAAGATGTGATGGATATCCTGCGGCCTGAGGAGCACAAGAACGATGGCGAAACCCGAATCTGACTCCCCCTATGTCACCATTCCGTACTTCCTGTACGAAGCGATGGCAAGGGTGTACTACAGCCGGACTTCTGGTGATTTTCCTGTGACTCGCCCGATTGCATCGCAGGAGCCGGACCCGAAGTTTACCGGCAACTTCACTTTTGTCGACGAAGACATCCCCCCGACGTGGAAGCCGCAGGGCGCAGCCCAAAGGAAGACCAGTGACAACTCGAAGCCCGCTAAGCCTTCCAAGTAAGCCCGCCGACATTGCGAAATTCATTCGCATGCACGTGGATCGTGAGCGAGTGCGGTACAACTACCGCCGCTCGATCTGGCTGCTGGCGTGGCACTACCTGAATGGCGCCCGACGCTTTGACGTCTTTGACCCCCTGACTGGCCGGTTGGCCCCCCACTATCTGGACAAGGAGGGCAACATGGAGTTCCAGTCGCAGGATCTCCTGTCCATCATTGACCGGACTGTGGCCCGCATTGCCACCATGGACCTCCGGCCCAAGATTATCCGACAGGGCACTAGCCTTCGCGGCATCCGCGAGCGGGCAAGTGCTCAGATCATTGTCGACTCCCTGATCTCCGACCACCAGCTGTCGCAGGTTACCTCCGACTTTGCCCACATCTTCACGACCCTAGGCTCTTGCGGCATTACTGGCCACCTCACCGATGTGCCTACCGTCGGCCTCACCGCCGACCTTGAGGTGGTGCACCCCCGCGAACTCTTCCCCTTCCCGGCCCTCCACCAGGATCACACCAAGCAGAGCGGCATCATCCGCCAGCGCGTGATCCCCATTGACCTGCTGGAGAAGAAGTTTGGACGCATCTCCGAGACGAAGAAGAACAAGATGGAGTGGTGGAAGATCGACCACGGCGACGTGACCACCGACCTTGGCCTTGACGAGCCCGGCTCGTACATGCGCAATCCCTTCAACAATAGCGGCGTGATGACGGGTGCCTCCGAGGGTACGGACCTCGTGAACGAGGTGGCCCGTATCCGCGAGCTGTGGATCAACGGACCCCGCGACACCTGCGTCCGCTACGTTGTGGCCAGCGGCGACGTCGTCCTTGCCGACGAGTCGTACGACGATGCGGCCATGTATTGCCCGATCGGATTTGCCCGGTTCATGGATACCGGCAGTTTCTACGGTGCTGGCCTGTTTGACCTGCTCTTTGGCATCTGCCGACAGGCCGAGCACATGATGAAGAGCCTGTTCAACAACATCCGCGACACTGATCGCTACGGTGTCCTCGTGCTGCCGCAGGGCTCGATGAATGAGCGGACCATCCTCAAGGACGTGGGCCGTGGCCTCCGAGTCATGAGCTACACCCCGGATCCGCTGAACGAGAACTTCAAGCCGTTCCCCATTCAGCCGTGGAACGCAGGCGATGCCCCCGGCAAGGTGGCCCAGTTCGCACGCGACGTGATGCAGCAGATCAGCCCGGTGCAGGATCTGCTCCAAGAGAAGGGTCGCGTGGACAGTGCCCCCGGCCTGCAGTTCCTTGACGAGCAGATCACCAAGGCCATGACCAATCCTTCGATTGGCATTCAGCGAGCCTTTGGCAACATGTACCGCTCGATGACGGCTCAGGCTGTGGCCGAGATCGTGCAGTACCCCCGCACCATTCCCGTCAACAACGTGACGCTTGACTTGGCGGGTGCCGTGCTGGATATCGAGAAGTCACAGGTCTCTTTCGACCGAAACCCCCTGCCTCAGGTGGGCTACCTCACCTTCGGCGTGAAGCAGGTCAATCCCCGCAGCGAAGTGGCCCGGAAGGAAGAGGCCATGGGCCTCCTCAAGACCGGACTCACCGATCCCCTTGGCCTGAAGATCTTTGCCCTGAAGGAGGGCATCGACTTTGCCATGTGGATGGAGGAGGAGCGCGGGGCCTACGAAACCATCATCCAGAACATCCTTTTGCTCTACGGCAACGGAGAGGAGCCCGGTCAGGTGGTCCTGACCCAGCACCTTCTTCGCCCTGACCTGCAGATGCGGGTCCTGAGTGCCTTCATGACCGGACCCGTCATGAGTGCCGCCAGCACCGATGTAAAGGATGAATTCCGAAAGTTCAGGGATGCAATGCTGCGATTCATGGGCCAGACCCTCCCGCAGCAGATCCCGACTCCTGAGGAGGCCGCCGCCATGGGCATGCAGCCTCAGCAGGCACCACCCATGCCCATGATGCAAGGAATGATGCCCAATGGCTGACGAGACCGCACCCGAAGCACCGCAGACCGAGACCCCCGAAACCACCACCCCCGCCACTCCTGCCTTCAATCTTGACGCCACCGTTCGCGTGGGGGGACAAGACGTGCCCATCCGTGAACTGGTTGAGGCCAAGGAAAACCTCGAGTTCCTGCGGCAGGACTACAGCAAGCTGGTGGCATTTCGTGATGCCACTTCCAAGGTGATGC